AAATGCTGTAGGATCTTTGTACCCTACATCAAGTCCTGCAAACACATCCATTTGTCTAGTATCTAATTCACTTAGGTCTGCTATACATTCCTCGTGATTAAATGACCACACCTGACCTTCAAATACATTAAAGTCAGCCATGTATTCTTGATTAAATTCATTTTGAGACATTGTTTTTCTTGCTTCTTCAATATCGCTTTCTGAAACTCGAGGATTTTCGTGATAAGTTGCCTTAACTGAACACCATTCTGGGAATTCCTCAGTGAATCCTCTGTAGTAAAACTCAGCAAAGTAGTTATTCCTACCCCGTGGAGTAGATATAAAGATTGCCTTAGAGTTTTGTTTATCTAGTGTAGGTCTTAGTGCAACATTGAAGGCGTCTCGTCCATCTGTTAGAGCAGCCTCATCGAATATGATAAGATCGTATGATCTACCAACTACTGAGTCTACTTGATTAATAGAACCCATTCTTATAGTAGAACCATTCGATAGTTCTATAACTTTGTCTTTTGCATTGTCACGCGTTACCTCTAAATCAAAATGCTTGATGAGATTTCTCTGTAAGTCAAATGATATTTGTGATAGTGCGTAGTTTGGTGACATAAGTAGTACATGAGATCCAGGTACTAAACAAGTTAGTTGCCCGATTATGTTGCTTATATAAGTTTTACCTTGTCGTCGTGATACTGCTGCACAGACGAAACGATATTTGGGGTTGTTGATTGCATTGATAATTGCAGTCTGAGATGAATTTGGGGTAACATTTAATAAATCAAGGTATCCCTCAATAGGTAACTTAATGAATCTTGTTTCTGGAGATATGTCCATCAAATAGTCGGAGACTATATCAGAACGGCTTATTTCAATCAATGCAGGGTCTCTTTGTTAAATAGGTTAAAAGGGTCTTCGGAGTCGAATAGACCATGATCTTTGGCTAGTTCTAATAGATACAGATAGCCGCCGCATAAATCGAGTAAATCTCGTTCGCGTTGAGTTCGGGTTAGACCTCTTTCTTCTCTAACTTGTGCGTTTCGTAAAACATCTGCACATTGTAGGGATAGTCCATCTAACCATACTTCTCTTTTGTCAATAACTCTAGGTATTGTCATTTATTTCCTTCGTTTTATTCCAAGTTGTCTTTTCTGTGTTTTAGGTGGTCGTTTCTTACTACCTTTTGGGCCTGCCCAGAATAGCTTATTTGCCCAGTACGCTGCTGAAGATTTTCCTTTACGAATATTTCTTCCGTGTCTTGCTTTAAAACTCTTACGGGCTTCAGGACTATAATTATGTCCCATGCCTTGAGCTCCAAAACGGATAATCTTCACTTTGCCAGCGATTCTTACGGCTACAACGCCTTTCTTTTTGGGGTGCTTAGGAGTTCGTTTGGGCGCGTTTAGTTTTCTTATTCCCGCCTTTTTTAATCTTCCCTTTTCTGCCGTTGTTAATGCCATTTTTAGTTCCTAAGACTAAGTTCCAAAAGGAACTAGGTCTTCCTGCTTTCATAAAATTATGAAAGTCTTTGTGGATAATTTGTATACTATCTTTTTCTGCTTGGTAAAATTCTTTTTGCACCCTTCTTTCCAAAACGCGCACGCTTCGGATTAGTTGTTCCTTTACCAAATCTTGGTCCGATTGCTTTCGGAGCCGCTCCATAAAAACCACCTGGAGTGGTCAATGGAGATTTTGTGTTAACGAAAGTTCCTGCGGCTGCATTCATATCTCTAGTTAAACCACGTTTTAATTTGTGCTTTGCTAGTTTTGATGTGCCGTGGTTACTTGGTCCACTTAAAAAACTGCCTTGTCTTGCCATGTTTCTTTCCTCTCTTTACTTGGCTAATTAGTAGCCTATTGAGTACCATTTTTAATATGGATTTGTAACAATTTCTTGTCGGTGTGGGGTGAATTTAATAATTCTCTAAGCTGTTGACCCCACAAAAGTTGGTATTCAATAGCTTGATGAAATCTATGGGATAAAATAATAGTATCCTTAATTTCATCTAATAACTGTAATTTGTCCATGTGCTAGTCCTATATGAACTTAGCTAAAGGATTTTAGCTTTCGGCTTTTTCTTTAGCATCCATCATTTTATCTTTGATGTCTACTTTTCCGTCCCAGTTCTTATCTTCGCCTGAGACAATGGCACAAAACTGTGTCCATTTAATTTTTAACCATTCTACCATTAGTTTCTCCGTTGGTTGTATTCTTTTAATAATCTATAATAATTCTCTCGAAAGTCTCCAGAAGGAACTTGAGTTAGAGCCCAAGTAGCAAACTTAGCTTCTTCATCTTTTAGTTCTTTTTCTTCCTCTTCTCGTAACTGTTCGAACATTGGTTGGTTTCCCGCGTACTCCTTGCTTGACTGAACGCTTTCGTCTGACTGCTGATTTCTTCTGAGCCTTGCTCATAGTTCTAGCACGGGCCAAGGGTACACATTTTGGGTATCCTCTGCCAGATGTCTTTGCTTTTTTTCTGCCACAGGGTTGGAATCTTCCTTTCTTCTTTGGTTTACCAATATCGACCCATTTCTCTTTAAACCATTTTGAAAGTCCGCCTACTGCCATTATTTACCTACGCGTTTCATAGCTAGTTTATGAGCTTGAGTATAAGTTTTACCTTTTAACATCTGCTTTTTCATAAACGCCATGTGCTTTCTAGTATGATGACGGCGATGTCGCTTCATAGTAGCTTGTTGTCTTTTAGTAAGAGTTTTTCTTTTTTTAACCACGACGATACTTCCCTCCAGCTTTCTTGTATTCTTTCACAAGATAGGCATTGGCATAAGCGCTAGGATATACGGCAAACTTTCGTTTAGTCTTTGCTTTCATCCTAGAGTATAGTTTGGAATTAGTTGGTATGTTTCTCTTGCGAGTACTACTTTTTCTTCTTTTTCTTACTGCCACTTTTCTTTTTCTTCTTGGTAAAAAGAACGAACTTCTTTTTCCCGCCTTTTTTTGTTTTTTTCTTCTTCTTCTTTGACTTTCCGTAATGGAATGGCATAGTACTTCTCCCTAGGTCCAGCGAGGGGGTTCCTCGGGACACTCAGCCCATCTTAACTTAGTCTTGAGGGGCATAAAACAATTACAAACTTTACAAACTTTCCACTTTTTGTTTAAGTGGGGACACTTTTTACAGATTTCATAGCGCTGCTCGTGGGTGAGCTTCTTGGTCATCTAATAACTTTTGGTAGTACTCTTCTTTTCTTTCTTTGTTGGTTAGTCTTTCTTGCCATAAGTATTTTTACTCTTGCAGAAAGTTCTTGAGAAGGCTCTGCACCTTCACCCTCAACTACTTTTGTTGAGTCTGATTGCTCAACTGCTTTCTTTAAAGCCTCTTCTATTGATGTTTTTACTTTGCTTTTGCTTTTTTCAGCTTTCATATCTTTAGTGTGATATCCTTCTATCATATTTTCTCCTAGACGGTATGCATGGTGACTATTGTTACAAGTACGCCCATCCCGCCGATTATTATTGCGGCAGCACAGCTAATCATGATAGTCTCTATCCTATTAACTTGGCTGTCTATAGTATCAAACCTAGTAAACGCGGTTTTCCATCTTTCTGCGCATATAGCTTCGTGTTTTACTAGTTCTGCAGCTACTTGAGTGGCTTCCATATTCATTTCCTAAATTTCCTTGAAGATTTTTCTTCTTATGTTCATAATTATATCAAAAGTAAGGACAAGAGTCAAGTACTATTTTCTGATGGTGTATATTTTTACTAGTTCCTGTTCGCCATTCACCGATACTTTTTAATCTTTTTTCCATGCTGAATGTGATTTTTCTGAGATTCAAAAAATCCATTATGAGTCATTCTTCTATCGCAGTCGATCTCGTCAGTTTGGATTTATATTATAATTTTTTTATGCCATGAGTAGATATATACTTTTGGAAAAATTATATTATAAGCAAAATATAATTACTCTATATCGTTTAATGGATTCTCTAGTATCTCTTTCATGCGATTTTCAAGCTCAGTTCTAGTATTTCTTATATCTTTATCCATGTCTCTGAATCTACCTTGCATTTCTTTTTCCATTGCATAAACATCATTACGAACTTCTCTTTGTGTAATGGCTGAATCACTTTCTACTTTTCTAGCTAGTCTAGACGCTTCTGTTATCTCAGCTGATAGGTTGTCTTTAATTACATCTGTAAGTGCGATCAGTTTATCCATCTCTGCTTGAATCATTTCTGGGCGTAGCTTTGCTAACTTCTGCTCTGCTTCAAGTAGGCGACTATATAGTTCAAAACCTCCCCATAGTCCTCCTATTAAACTACCAAGTAAAGGTAGTGCTATCATAAGCTTTGATCCATTCATTTTTATACCTTTATACTCTAATTCTGCCATTCTAATTCTCCTTTCTATACTGTGAGTTAATCATTTGTTGTAATTTACTCTGTGTGTTCCCCGCCATCATATAAAATCCATAGCGATTGTCGTCTATTTTAGTGTCGGGCAGTTGTGATTGAACACCATAACCTGGTGCGTCTGTCATTTGTGCCATACCTGTGTATTGTCCAAATCCTGCAGTATACCCCATGTAGGCTACTGTTACTGTTTGGTCTCCGTACTGTCCATCTTCTCCAGATTGTACGGCATCTAGTTGTTCTGCTAAATTGGTAGCGACTGCTTCGGATCCTAGTCTTTCTGCTAAAGATTCCACTGCACTCCCTACTTTTTGTTCTTGCGCCGAAGGTGGTGCTAGGTCAAACTTACCATAGTCCGGGGTCTGTTGGCTAAGGAAGTCTGAGATTCCTGTACCCGAAGCAATCGCGTCATTGAGGCCAGATCCGAAATTCTGGTCTGAACCTGATAATCCTTGTCCGTCATCAAAACTTGATATAAAGTCTGTAGAACCACTTTGTGTTTGTTGGTCTGCTGTTTCAAAAGCTGATACTGATGGGCCTTGAAAGCCTGAGTCTGTAACTTCGATGCTTGATTGACCAGTTGATTGTTCTACTTGTTGTTGGAACGTAGTATCGCCTGAACTGTTTGCTTGTAGTGACTGTCCTGAATTTGAAGAAGTACTACCATCAGATTGGAAGCTTTGTTGAGCACCGCTGCTGTTACTTGATTGTGAGCTTGAGCCACTATCTTGTAGTATGTTTTGTACAATTCCTGCTGTTGTGCTGTCTCCACCAAAGTCTGCCTTGGCTACTGCTGCTGATATAGACAGACTAGCTGCGGATGCTAAATGGCTGCCCCCACCTTTCTCTCTGCGACTTCTAGTATCTCTATTAGGTTCTGCTCTTTCTTGTATTTCTTCTTGTTGTTCTCTAATCTGTTCCTGTCTTTGTTCTGCTGGTGCTTCTTGTCTTGTTTCTTCTTCAAAGAATTCTTCTTCCATTGAAGGCATCATTAAGTCTTCCAGTTCATCTTCGCTGATAATTTCTTCAAATGCTTCATCATCAATTAAGTCTTCAATTCGTTCTTCGCCTATTTCTTCTATAAATTCTTCAAATATTTCATCTTCAA